CCCTACCTTACTACTTAAAGATTGCCTATCTTACAAAAAAAGATAGACTCAATCTTTAAAAGAAAGGATTATGAGCTCAAAGCTAAAAAGCTTGAAAGCTTTACATAATTTATTATGATGATATCATGCTTATGTAATGATAATAATATTTTTATAAAAAATGATAAAGCCTTCCCTATGCTTCATAGCCCCAAAACATATTCCGCAGTACATAAGATCATAAATTGATCCCCATTGAAAGGAGAAAATCTTGGGTAAAAACACTAGAGGTGATAAAGAGTATTCTAGGCTTCAAAAAGCCTTACATGAAAACGAAAAGCTCAAAAGAGAAATCTCAAAACTGAGAAAACAACTAGCAAGACTTGATTTAGATAGACATTCCTATGTGCGCGATATTATTGATGAATTTTATGAAAATGAAAATAAAAATAAAAAAGAAAAGACAATGTCAGAGGTGCTTGAGGATTTAAAAAAAGAGTGGAAATGTAAAGAATGCTCTGCTGGCTATTTAGAAATATTTACATACTCCAAGTTAGGTGAAACTTGGTATTTCCGTAAATGTAACAACCCATCATGTAGGCACAGAACAAAATCCCAGCCATATAACGACTCAGTAAAGGGCATAAAGCCTGATGACACTATGCCTAAAAGCCAACCAGAAAAGACACATAAATCATATGTTAGAAAAAAATAATGACAGAATACTAAACCCTATCCATTGGCTCAAAACCTATAAGTCCTTTGAAGTCAAAGCTTAAACGAACAATACCCTTTGCTTGAACTTGCAGGCTTTGTTTGCTGATTTTGGCATTAGGTATGAAAAGGATATCCTCACCTGTACTTCTGTCTTGAATTCTAAGGCTGATGTACTCTGCTTTTATAATATCTGTTATTTTAGGTCTTGCGTTAAAAGGCTGTATGCCCCCAGAGTTTCTAAGACGTAGACCAGATATACTACCAGCCACCATAGCTCTTGTCGAATGGATTTCCTGAGGATATGGAGAGTCAATACCATACACTTCGGTTTCGCCGTAGTCAAGAGTGTACGAAACAGCTTGTGCCTCATTGTAAATTCTATTGTTTATATAGATTCTAACTAGTGCGCCAGAAAGAACAACTGAAGGCTTAGACATCGTCGTCTTCTCCCCAAATAGCAACTTTTTCTGAAAATGGAGTCCAGAATTTTGATAAACCCTCATCACCCGGGTACAAGATAGTGATAACGACATTAATACCAGTGGCAGCCACATCTTTGACAAGTTTTTCTGCGTATACTCTTCCAGCAACCACATCAGTGAGATAGGCTGGAAAATCAGCGCCAGATTTGTCAACAGACACAGGACCTGTCTGAGCAACAAGCCTAACCTCTGTGCCTACAGCGTGGGTATTGACAATACGATACGCAGGACTTAAAAGAATAGTATTATTACTTGGACAAGCTAGATATGGAATAGGACCTTCTTGCCTATCAGTGCCATAAGCAATAACTAGAAAACCCTGCTTATCAGGAAAATATGACGAATCCGAAACCTGTATAATCATTCCTGAGTCTGGAGAAATAACAGCAGTAGATGTTGTTCCTATATCTGACAACACAAAAGGTTGTGATAAATCATAAATATAAGGACCTTCCTGATCTGGAAGAGTTTCGTTTGGATTTGGAGTAGAAATTGTAGTAGACGTCTCATCAACCCCCTGCTGAACAATAGATAAAGAAAGGCCTGTGACGTTTCCGTTTGCCACACCATTAGAGTGGCCAACTTCAGCATTACAAATTCTAAACACAGGTCCAGAAGGTGGGGCGACATTAAAATGATCAATGCCATTGATTACGTTTGCAGCTTTAATAGCGACATCTGTTGCGTTTGTAGCTGTAGATATATCTACACGTATTCCAGTCCTACCAGAGATGGCCGGATCTACAAGATTGGCCCCAGTAGTGTCAAAGTAGACGTAGTAAAGGTGTGTATTGCCAGCAGAATCTAATAAGAAATAGGAACCATCTGAGATAAAGCCGGGGCTTGGAACCGTAACATCAGTAATCTCATTCTTACCCGGGTCATAGGTTTCTGTAACAATAATAGGCTCATGAAGATGAGCAGCACCCTTACGTTCACGACGTACAACTTTAGTTGTAGCAGGAATAAAAACCTCAAGAAGTCTTGACTCTTCCTGAAATATGGCCGCATATCTAACTTTTGTAGTTAAGCTGTTTTTAAAAGGCTGAAAAAACAACACCCCATCAACAGTGCCCTGAGTTACAACCTCAGAAACTCCTGTAGGGTTTACCACCTCAAAATACGCATTGCCTACAGTACCGCTTTTAACGCCAGTTATGGTGAAAGTTCCCTGATTCTGTGCACTAAATCCAGAACCAAAAATATTTACATAATCGCCAACACGCACCTTCCCAATAGAAGGATTAGCACCTGATGTCCATGTGAATCTTAAAAAACCACCTGCAACAGGTGAAACAGTCCACTGCGTAGAAGCTCCACCAGTAGTGGGGCGTACCTTGTCAAACATAAGTTCATTTTGAGCACGTCCACCAAGAACAACCACTGAAGACTGTGGGCCTTCTGTATCAGATATCAAGACAACATAAGCTCCATAACCATCGTCTTTTGCAAAAGCACGCCCTGTTTTACCTTGTGATCTCAATGATTTTGTAATAGCATCCGCAACTTCCTGAGCAGTGGCAGCATTAATGTTGGCAAACTGTGAAGATTCAAATTTAATTTGAACAACCTCTCCTCCGTCAAATTTAACTATAAGAAAATCCCCATTGTCAAGGTTGTAGGGTTCAACATGGTTGCTTTTTGCAGTAGCTTGGGTTAATTCTTCACCAAATATGGTGGCAAGAATAGACGTAATAAGTTCACGAACCTGCTTTCTATTAATAACAGATATACCAATATGACGAAAAATATCGTCGCTAAGGCCTACCTCTGGAGGTCGGACCAGATTGTAGTCTGCAAGTCTCTGGTCCAAATAACGATCAACAGCTGTAGCAATGTACACATTATCGTGAATAGCTTCAATGTTATTCATGAGGTTAACGGCAGGATTCGCCAAGGCCCAGAGTATAGCATCTGTGTTTGGACCGCGTATTGCGCTGTTAAATAGCTTTCTCAGTATTTCGTACTGTTCCTGCTTAGTTGTAGCCATCTTTAACTTCCAATCTGTCTAACAGAAATATCTACTGTAGGGTCAATAATCTTTGCCTTCTCTGAAGGAGCAATGTAAATCGTATCGTTAGAAGCGTTATAGAGTGGAGAGCTGATAGCCACAGCGCGTACCCCCGGAATGGTATTTACAGCCTCTACAATATCGCTAATAGCGATAGGCTGACCAATGTTATTACCCTCTATAAGAGCAGCGATATTTGTTCTAACCTGCTCTGTAATTTGAGCAAACGGAATACCGGTCTCGATACGAACATCTATAGCGACCTGAACTCTTCGGAAAAGAGGTTCACGGATAAATATCTCAGCACCTGCCGCACCAACACCTGCATATGTCACTGGATCTCTAGGGTCTCCGTAAACAATACGGTTAGCCTCACCAATCAAACCAGTATGATATCTATAGCTATCTAAACCTTTTCGTATAGAGGTGTTAAAACCAAGCTTAGTCATAGCAGAAATCTGCACCTGACCAATATCGTTAATTTTATTAAACTGCTCAGCAGTAGAAAACACCATAATTCCACGATTTGGTGAACTAGGGTCATTTAAGAGCATACGGATTTGCTTGTATCCTAAATAAGGAGACTCTTCTTGAACAAGAATATCCTCCTGATGCCCAGCCAAAGAAGTTGACTCTTTGTCTTGCATAGTACCCACCACAAGGATAGTGTCTTGATCTATAACACGATCGACAACCCAAGTGCCTTGGTTATTAGAGCCTAAAAAGTCTCCAGTGATAACAAAAGAATCGCCTTTTACTGTAGCTTCGTATTCGTAAAATAGGATTTGTGGCCTATGTAGCTCTAAAACACCACCTGATGAAATTGCAACAGAAGACTGCGCTACTACAGAAGGGTTAATACATTCAACAAATGTTCTTCTTCCTTCTTGGAGGATCTCTACTTCAAACAGCGGATTCATGGTGCCTACTGAAGCGTGGATGGTTTCCGCAAAACCAGTAGTTGTAATAATGACCTTATTATTAGATACTACGGACGTAAAATGCGCTGACAAACTATTAATAGCAGCATAAGTGGCGTTTGCAACATCTATCGAGCTGTTTGAACTGCTTATATTAACTTGAACCCCTGTCTTACCCGGCAACGATGGGTCTCCACCAGCGCCATCAACATTATACCATACATAATACTGTGTAGTGTTTCCAGCGGCGTTAATTAACCAATAATTACCAGATGTTATAAGGTTTCCGGGAACACAAGTCACCCTTGTGATCTCTTGTAGTTTTTCGCCAGACCTAGTGACTGTGAAAATACCTTGGTTTGCTGGCGAGAAATCGGTACCAAAAATCATCTCATCCCCGGGTTGAGCTTGGCCCAAAAAGGGCTCAGTTCCAACGCCTTTCCATCGAAGTTTCATCCTGTTATCTGTCGCAATAACTTCAAATTGTGTCGTGTTATCATACCCCAAAGGCTGGAAGTTGTTAGGAAGTGTAACTGTTTCTTCAACCGAATTTGGATTGTCAATGTATATTGAGTTATTGAAACGTCTAATTACTCTAAACTTACCTCTATTTAAGATTGCAAAAGGTGCAGAGATAATGACTGTGTCCCCTTCTCTAACTGACGAGGTACATGAAAAATCAGAAGCTGTATAACCACGACCAACAAGGTGTCCAGTACTAGATACAGAAGCTCCACCTGAGCCGCCAACATCGTTATAGGCAAGTGAAATGTTTGCATTTGGAGTGGTTGCTTCGATTGTTACAACATTACCAGAAGCAGAAGCAGTGACACCCGGTAAAGCCCCAATAGCAGAAGCAAGATTAGCAGCAGTGTCACTTGCAGTCGGACCAACAGGAAAATCAGAACCAGCAGTCAAAGTGTTGCCTCCAATGATAAACTGGTCTCCAGCAATGGCACTATTATTTGAAATAGTAATAGTTCCAGTTGAGAACTCGCTAACCCCAATAGGGTTTAAGATTCTGAGTGTTTTCCCGTCATTTGAAACACCAGTGACTAGGAAAGAACCATTATTCTCAGGATTGTCCATACCAGAAACAGATATGATATCTCCAATGGAGACTTCTGTAAAATTAACAGGACCAGTGAGAATAAAAATGTTCACCTCGCTGGAATTTGATATTTTTTCGATATTTAAAGTTCCACCACCAGTCGCATTCAGGTTCAAAGTTTTTGAGAAAAAGGGCTGTGTTCCAGAACCGTCCCAGCTAATGCAGGTAAAATCTCCCTGCTTTTCAACTTTAAAAGTTCTTGATCTGCTTCTTATATGATGTCTTGGTTGGCCAAAATGGCGATCGGTCAAAGTCCTACCAGTTAAAGTGATCTTAGATTTGCCAACGGTTTGGAAATCACCGTCTATAGAAATGGAAGCTGTATCTTTAAATAAGGTTAATTTAGGTTGTTTGAACTTAGCAGAAAGCTTAACCCACTGGTCACTATGAAACCCTGCCAATCCAGACTTGCTAACACTAGAGAGAGTGTATTGGTTTTTAATAAGAAGAGAGCTTCCCAAAACAGGAGTCTCTGCGCTGTTGGCTGTACCACCAACAACCTGAATAGAACCATTACCACCAAGTAAATTGGTGGAAAGCTCCATTCGACTTTCCCTACTTGTTAAACGCACAGAGCCAAGCGTTGTAAAACCAGAAACAGCAAGCACGTTAGCAAACCTAACAGCTTGTTCTACACTTGTAGGTACAAGCCTCATTTCTTCTGCTTGGTTAAACGCATATCCAGTATCAGAAATATAGGTGAGAGGAGTTTTAAATGTAAACTGAGTAGAGCCTCCTAGATTCGTACTAGCAATCCAGTTGATTCCATCTTTTAGAAAATAAGAAGAGATTGCAAAATTATTCTGCTCAGCTGTACTCCTATTTATAACTCCAGAACCAGATGTTCCACCATCATTAACAAGAGTGGCAGTTAAAAGACTAGACAAAGTTGAAGTTGAAACATAGTTTTGGATATCGGCGGCTGTAGTGGCAGATGCAGCGTAGAAACTAAAGACATTAGAAACTAAAGTTGCCTTGTCTTGTTCGGCTACGGCCTCTCCATGCTTTCTAACAATAGTAAAACTATTAGCCGTAGGAGCAAAACCTACTTCGGTACTAACACGAAAAGTTCCAGTGTTCTTAACACTAAGCTCAGAACCTTGTGAGATAGTTACATATTCACCGCCAGAAAGAGCACCAAGACCCGGCGCAGTACCTACGGTAGTCCAAGTATAGGTCACCTGATCCACACCTGCAACAGGTGTATTTGGAGTGATTGTAACATCCCACTCTGTTGTTCCATCTATAGTTGTAGGAATAGCAGCGCCTGATTTTAATGAAATTCTTACATTTATATTGTCATCAACAGTCACTGTGTGCAAGATAGGACTATTGGGAGCAGTAGGATAAGTGTACCCCACGTTAATTCGCTCTCCAGATCGTCCCCATTTTACAGCACGATAAAGAATAGCATCTTCATTTGCAGGAGGATCTATAACCCTTTTTGCCTGCATCAACACCTTGAAATTATCAAATTTGAAATTATTTCCAAAGAACTGGCTAAAAAGAGTGGTTGGACCACCATCCAGATCGTAAGCATTAAAGGTGTTGGGGTTGCTTGGTAAGCTGGTATTTGTCTGTGCTCTTCTGTAGAATGGAATCCCAAAAGTCTTATTTGACGCATCGCCATCTAAAACAACTACAACCTCATCTTCATGGCCAAAATCAAGGGGCTGGGCAAAGTATAATCTATCTCCAATTCTAAGCCTTTTGATAAGTGGGTCCTGATCTAGAGTCAGTGTAGATCCAGAATAATTATCAAGCTCGGTTGTTTCTGAAGTACTTAGAGCATCTAAGATAGATCCATATGGATGAAGATAACCAATAATCAAATTAGGATCCAAGCCAATTGAAGAAGGGCTTATAGCGCTTGTAATCGTAGAAATATAGGTAGAAGGAGGCACAGCAGAAGACTCAGAGGCAAAAGAAGTATGGGCAAATAGTGGGAAAGAGCCTTCTTTATAACCGCTTTCATAAAAAGCAATTAAAGAATCCTTGCTAAAATCTGAATCACCCGCAGTGAAGTTTAAAAGCTTTCCATTAGCATCAAACGTCACAACCAATACGGCGCCATCTGATGTCTTTGTTTTAGATTTACAAACAATAATCTCATCGTCAATTGTTGAGAACTCTGCGGCTTTTACCTGAGCACTAAGTTCGTCAGCAATCTGACCGATAGACTTTGTGCCCGGATCCACTTTTATTTTCTGAGGGACCTTAGAAGTTCTAAGAACAATAAGGCCTTCTTGGAACACTATACCAGACTCTGCAACAGCCGCAGCGTATTCTGAAGCTGTAACCTTAATGTCTATAGAGTTAGCTGTCACAGCGTTTACACGCCCTTCTAACCTGTTAGTTGCTGAAAGTTCTGTCGACCAGACAATGACGTAATCACCAACCTGAACGGTAGAAAAAGCTGAAGGCACAGAAGAAACATATCGGACGATGTTTGCAGAGGGTTTTTGAACCCCAATCAAAGAAGTAGCAGAAACACCTGTATTTATAATTGATGCTTTTTTATCATCAAACAAGAACCAAATATATGCCGTAGAAGGAATAGTTAGATTTCCACCAAGAATACGAGCAGTTTGGACCCTTGCTTCTGTTTCCCTACTTCCTGCAGTAAGCTCATCCCCCGGATTAAGCGGGGTCTTTAGCTTGATCTGCGCAGTATTTCTTGAGAATTCAAAATCGGCAGATTTTCCTGTTGAGGAAAGACCAAGGGTAGAAGAGAACATACCCTTATTAACAAAGTCACAGTTTGGATCGATTTCAATTTTGGCTCTGTTTGAAGGACCAAGGTTTGAAGTGAGATATATCTGCTCACCAACTATCGTAGCTGTTACACCTGTAAGTTTTGCGTTGAAAACATTTACCCAGCTCTCAAGAGAATTAGTAGAAGCAACAGAATTGTGAGAACCTTCTGCAATAAAATCAGCATTAGTTATAGTGTAGGTGATAGGGCTGGTTCCATCAACAGAAATAATTAGTTCGTCTTCATGGGTGATCGTGTTTGACCAAAGAGCCTGCTTTTGAGAAACTACTGTAGCTGTTTGTCCGTCTTTTGAAAGAGGGATTTTGTTCTTAAATAATCGTAATGTCTCAACCTTGTTAGAAGGAAAACCCATCAAAACAGATGCGTCTCTTCCTGCTGTCACACCGACAACTTGGATGTCCTCATTGTCGTTGGATCTTGCTTGTAACTTTACCTTAGTTCCACCTTCTGCTGTTGATGCCTCAAAAAGAAGAGAGCTATTAGCATTAATAGAGGCAACAATCTCATAAGCAGTAGCGCCACCCGGGCTTATAAAATCAGAATCCTGAAAAGTATGCTCAGTCGTAACACCACCAATTGACACAGCTAAGCGATCGGTTCCCCTTATGTCAAAAGGGGCTTTAAGATTGGAAACTATGAAAGCCTTGGCTACACTTGTTTGTCTGCCTCCTGTTTCAAGCTGAAAGTTCGTCTCACCACCAAGAGCAGAGTCTACTAAAAATTCAACACCAACACCAGCAGTTTTTGCCTCATAACCAGTGCCATCATCCACATAAAGAGTTGTTTCGCCTGCACTTGTTACAATCTCAGAAGAAACAATGGTCGCATTCTCATCAGATGGTGTGGCTCCAATAACAGAGTTTTTAACTGCCAAAGCAGTACCAAGACCACGAGAAAGACGTGCTCTTTTGATTCTGATTCTAAGTTCTTCGTCAGTTTCAACATCACGACCAGTCTTAAAAGGCAGTTCGTTTGTCACCTTAGCACCAGCAAATGGTAGGGTGGCAAACTCCTTAATAGCTCCGATCGGTACATTCCCACTCTTTCCCGGCTCCTGAGCAGAGACAGGCACACCTTTAACTTCAGTTTCACCATCAAGAATCACAGCAGGTTGAGTGACAGCAAAATTAATATCGGCAGTGGCTCCAGAAGATGGTGCTCGAACTATTGTGCCAACAGGGATAGTACGAGTTCCGCCTTGAGCAAGAATAACAGACTCGTTAATGTTGTGAAACTTAGTGGTAGGAGTTGAAAGAGTAAGCTTCCAATATCCGCCAATTTGCGTCTTACTTGTATATGTAAGGGGCCCTTCTACGTTAGGAGTCCCTCTACCAATGTAAACCTGACCAGAGTTAGGAAAATCAGACGCATCAGAAACAAGTATATCGGTTGATCCAATATTTGGAGCTTTTGCTCCTGAGTAAATCTTTGTTGCAATCTTTACAAAACTAGAGTCTGTAATTGTTACAGTACCAGAAGCAACACGAGAAGGTAGTTCTCGAAGACCTTCATCGGCTGCAATACGGCGAAGAGACTCGCCCTCAGCACGGTCGACAGAAAGATCTCTAAGGATCTGCAAGGAATCGCCAGATACACGAGCTGCCATCAAGGCCATAACTTCGAATAGCTGGGTGGTTAGAGAGCCAACGTTAATGTCATTAACTCCAGTTCTAGCGATCCAATCAGAGAGCATTTCGCCAAGAAACTGTTCTTGAGTTTTTATGTTAGGTATTTGTGCCATTTAATCCCTCGTATCCTATACTATCACGTAGTAAGTTTAAAGCTAATGGGGTAAACACCCAAACCATTTGCCATAAAAACAGAAAGGTTCACTGTGAAGATTGGCCCTTCCTGAATTATTTGGAGATTCTCAATGCCTGCAAACCTGTTATCCTGAGCTATTAAGGCTGAAATTATATTATACACGTCCTGAGCGTTTATATCGGCATTTGATATACCGGGTCTTAATCCAGACCCAAACCCGGGGAAACGAAGAAGCTGGCCGGGCTCGGTTATAAATTTAAGCTTTAATGCCTGAAAAATATTGGTCAACCCATAGGCAAGTCTAAAATCCCCAAAAGCATCTATGGCAATATCGTTATCATCGGTTAACAACAGATCGATCTTTGACAAACCAGTGAGCTCATCATCCTTAGTGGCTGGAACAGGTCTGGTGACTAGATCTTCAGAAACTGGGAGGTCTGAAGGTATAAAAATCTGGTCTTGACTATTTACAGTACCCGGTAAATAAGCCTGCATCTTAGCATTGTCAGAAGTTGTAAAAATTGCAAGATTATCAAGGCCGTCTACTGTAATCAGGTAGTTAGTGTCATTGACCTTTTCAATGTTGATGATTTTTCTTCTTTGTTTTGGTTGAGTATTGCTGAACAAAAATATCGTCTGGCCAATATACAAATCATCTACAGAGCTTATGTTAAATTGCCTTCCGTCTCCATTAGACAGAAAAGTACGTATGAACCCAACCTCATCTATATATGGCGGCTTTAAAGCATTTAGGGTCACTATCTCAAGCCATCGCTCTGAGTTTCCAAGATATCTGGCAGCGATCTGCTCTATTGTTAGACCAAAAGGTACAGGGGCACGAATTTTTGATGTAGAATCTTCAAAAACAAGGCCAGCGTCATTGGCCTCAGCTTTAACAAACTCGTAGGCAGAGTTTTGATTTTGCTGAATAGAATCATCCATAGTGAGCACACCCATCAACTGTATTACATCATACAGCTTTTTTAAGATGTCATACTCGTCAATGGTGATGGGCTGCAATCGTTTTTTGGGTGTGGGGCGTCCATAGATTTGAGCAAAGGTGTCATTGCTAGTGCCAAAAGCATTTGATATCTGGTATGCAAGCTCTTGTAAAGTATTTCTGTGTTGTTGGATATCGTCAACAGTAAGTAGCGACACCCTATTGATCTCGTCATTAATAGCATTCATTATAGATGATGGAAAATTAACAGAATATATATCTAACTGATTAAAAAGATCAAAATTCTGTGCTGGGTTGTCAAATATAGTATTAATAGGGCTAGTTTTTGAAGAAAGAATAGTGTTTTCTTCAATAGCAGTGCCTAAAGGCAACCCTTCACGCACACGCTTAAACTCCTTAACCTTATCAATATCACCCATAAGCTTTGCTCCAATAGCTGAAGCAATAAGAGAAGCTTGGTCAAGATTGGCCAAAGAATCAGCTATAGCAAACTTGGCATCAGAGATGATGTTATCAGTAAGATCAACTACTGATGCAGCTAAACCTGCTAAGTTTTTCACAAAAAGAGTGGTTTCACGAAGTGCATTAAAGGGGGCGCTAACATCAGAGCGCACTGATCTTACTAGATTGTAAGCTGAGCCAAGTGCTCTTCGTGCATCAGTAAGAGCACGAAGTATTCTTTGAAGGGTATTTGCTCCCAGAGGAGATGGAACTGCTACACTTGAAGGTTCAAGGTTTTTGTCAAGCCTAATACGTCTAAATGCCTTTAGCTGAAGGCTAAATTTATACTCGTTTGGCGAATCAGCAGACTGGCTATATGTAAACATTATGGGCGTAACTAGGTAAGTCTGATTCTGTTTTGGAATATCAAACGCTAACCTGTAACTGGACCATTCAGGAAACTTTTTTCGTTCAGAGTATTGCTCTAAGAATTGATCTAGAAGTAGAGCCTGAGCGTATCCAGTGCCAGCATAACCACCTATCGAATTTGCAACATCTGGTTGGCTAGGGCTTGGGTTTGGATTGGTCCCCTTAAGTGTGCTAAACGTTCTTTGGATATTGGTTTTAAGGGTAGAAAAGGCTTGCAATGTACCACCAAACAAAGTTTGAAGGCTTGATGGTGGCTCTGGTGTTGTAGTATTTACATTCCCACGATAAGGCCAAACACCAAAGGTTCCGACCATGGAAATCATCTTAAACTTAGTCCCACCATGCTCTTCAACAATACCCCTAAGAGTAGCTGAGGTGTTAATAGCAAACTGGTTAGAGATAGACAACTGCTGTGGAGTTATGGGCAGCCTAAAACTCCACGATTGATCTACTGGCTCAAACCTTATTCGGAACTGGTCATCTGACTTAGAAGTTGAAACATTAACTGCTGAGCCTCCTACAGACACAACCTCGTATAGGCCACTATTTTGTTTTGGTCGAACTACCACAAGCCTATAAGGGAAAAGTTTATCCCATCTAGAACCTTGGATATCTATAGAGGGGAAAAATGAGCCTGCTTCAAACCCGTCCTTAGCATCAGACTTCCAAACCCCTTTAACGACATCTGAGGGCTTAGCCTTCTGCTTATTTGCAGATCCGCCCAGCCCTAAAGCAGATTTACCAGCATTATTTATTGCTTTCCCAAAATTTTGCAAACCTGATGAATTGTTTTTTATAGGTATTGGCATTTGGCCCTCTCTATGCTAAGATTGTTTTTATGAAGATAAATTAACCCAAACAGGAGAAGGAAATGGTCGGAATTCTACATATTTTATTTATTATAGGGCTAATTATGTCAATTATTGACCCATACAATCAATATTTGGCCCCAAAACCACAAACACAAGATGAGGATGTTAAGATATTGGTAAATGACTTTAAAAATTTAATGTCAGGAGTTATTGAAAAGGAGGTAGTTGATAATGTAGAAATTACAATGGCCAATTTAAAGCCGCCAATAGCTGGACTGTGTTGGTTAGAAAGAAAAAACAAGCTTATATACTTGGATATTAAAACATGGAAAGGGTACTCAAAACTACAAAAAGAAGTTTTGCTATTTCACGAACTAGGGCATTGTGTTTGCGACCTAGATCATGAACATTTCCATGGTGTATACCCTGAAGACCCAGTTGTGCCTAAAAACGAAATAGAAAAAATAAAGGCAGGATTTTTAGAAGACGGCTGCCCTGTGTCTATAATGCACCCTAGAGTTTTATCTAATTCCTGCTATAAAAAACACAGGACATTTTATCGCTACGAACTCAACGTAAGATGTTATGCGAGAAAAAATTAAATTATGTCTTATCCTTATAGACCCTTGCAAATTCGGCAGGTCTGTATTTGGCTGGAACTTCCCTGTTTACAGTAATTCTATTGCCATCTACTGATGCTACGGTCAACTGTAGCTCTTCTTGAGTGTCTGAAACTAGGAAAATAGTATCCCCTATGTCAATATCGCCAATATTTTTAAGGTGAAGAACCTTTGTTCCGTTTGAAGGGGCTGAAAGAATAGAGGCAGTTAGAAGTGTACTATAAGTGTTCTTAGAAAGATCAATCTGAGCCTGCATAGCATTCTGTGCATTAATAGCTTGTTCAAACCCCTTAAGGGTAAAAAGAGAACCGCCAAAGGTGTTTAGACGCAAAAGTAGAAAGTTCCAACGCTCAAAATATAAACCAGAACCAGTCACATCACCGTTAGTAAGGTTCTGTGTCAAAGACCCAAGATTCGTATCTGCTATTTGATCAATCCTAGCATTTACAAATGCTAGTCTTGAAGTAATGGCGTTTTCTAATGCGTCTAAATCTCCTGATTGTAGCCTAGTAGGTCCTAATAAGTTTGCGTCATAAGAATTAAACCCTGCACAGGTTGTTTGACCATGAGAAGTATTAAATGGCGTTAATGCAAGCCATGTGTCAATAGCAGAGACAATTACATTTATGTCTGATATGGCCGCATTGTTTTGTGCTTGTCTAGCAGACACTGGATCATTGGTCACAATGAGTGACTGAGTAGCCAAAACGTAAGCTTTAAGATTGTTGACTTGAGAAACTAAGGTGTTATAAACAGCTTGAAGAGCTGTGTTTGTGGTTATTGTGTTAGGGACAGGGGTATTAACACATTTCTGACCTGTAACGCGCTCAATTAAAGTATATGACTCAATAGTCGTAATAGAGTTCAAAATATCATTTAGATAGCTATGTTCCGCTGGAACAGCAGCTGGATAATCCTCGTTGTTCTGTTTGCCAACAGCCTTGGTTTTTGCGTAAGGTTTAGGTTTTGTCCATATTTTAGTTGTAGTCGATAGACTAGGCGGGGGATTTTGCGGATCATTAGGGTATAACGAATTACCCAATACTAAATTTGCAGCATCTTGTATATCCGATTCCGTCAATGACAAACGAGCAATGCCATTATATCTAGAAAGCTCAACTTGGTATGGATCAATCAGTGCAGTTTTTGAATCGACCAGTTTTTTATTTGCCTGATCCAAATCAAAAGCTTTCTGCTTTTCTAATATGATTTTTTGCTTAGAAGATTCAATGGCTATTTTTTCAGCCTCGGCAGCTACTATCTTTTTACTAAAAATAATCCTATCTTCTTTTGATAAAGGCATTATTGTATCCTATAAGGTACCATAAAAGTTTGAAGAGCTACTGAGATAGCATCCATAGCATCTTTTTTCAGACCTAAAGCCATACTTTCAGATATAAGAGCACTCTGGCCAGCAGCAATCTTAGCAAGCCTTTCTTGGGCAGACATCATGGTCATAAAATATTCGCCATTAAAAGTGGCAATATGTCCATCTATAACGATGTAAAACCTGCCCTGTTCTTTTTTCATAACCATGTCCAAATCTTTCTGTGTTCTTATAATATTGTCTTTCGTTTTAGCATTCATAATACACACCCAAAGAGGCTATATAAAATGTTATAATAACTACGATATTACCATAATATATAAATAACGAACGATTCTGACATATCCCTAAACATTCACCAATTTTTTGGTTGCTCCACATATAATAACAAACAATTTTTTCTGGGAATAAAAATAAAGCCAATTGTATTAAATAAATAATAACCATAGCGATAAGCATAAACATTAGCACAAAGCCTCCTATCTATGTAGCAAAAGCTTTAGTTGCAAAAGGTCCAATCGCTGTGCTTACTACTGGCGCCCCCATATTCCCAATACCCATAAACTGGGTTGTTGGGATAACTAGTGGCTGACCTGCTGGCCCTCCTAAAAACACCTGACCTTCCAGAGTAATCTGGGCTGCCTTAGCTTTTATCTGAGATTCTCCAGTGATCGAAACCATCTGCGATTTTAAGTCTACCTCAGATTCACCCGAAATGTCAAAGCTTTTTGCTTTCATTGAAGCTGATCCCTGTGCCTCAAGTACAAGCTTATCCATTTTCATGGAGGCGTCTTTTTTGGATACAATACTTAATTTGTCGTCAGTTTGTATGGTTGTGGATTTTTTAGTCTGAATAGTCGTTGTACCCTCATTTGAGAGTAGAAAATTCCCACCTTTTTCTATCCTTTGAACAGCACCTTTATGTTTAAATTGTAAAGTTCCATCTTTTTCAATGTCCAAAGTTGTATTGCCCTGCTGTTTATCAAGGGGCGTGCCTTCATTATCTGTAGCTCCTTTGAATGTAAGGTTTGCAGAACCATCTTCTGAAATAGAGATTGAAATACCATTAAACTCTCCAGCTAAAATCTGCCCCTTGCCTTTAAGCTTGCTTTTTCTATCTGGATGAGGAAGTGATCCTATAATGATAGCTTTTTCAGAAGCACCATCTAAACAAAGCAGAAGAACTAAAGCCCCATCCTGACCTGCAAAATCCTTACCCTTAGTCTGCTTATCCTTTACTTTTTTCTGTGCTCTTAGCCTTGCTTCAAAAAAATCAGCTATTGAACCAAAAGAACTAGCGGCTATACAATTTTTATAAGTTATAGGAGTCACTGCTCTATTGCTATCTTGCTCTATAACAACAACATCGTATTCGGGAACTAATTTTGAAACATTCAAATCACTGTCTATATCGTAGCTACGAACAACAATACCAGCCCTAAGGGCAAAATTTTTATAAGTTTTCTCAAAACCTCCCTTCAAACTAAAGTTATCAACACCAAGAAGGCTTGAAGGAAGAACAGAACCATTACTTAACTTCATTTATCGCTACTTCCTTTCTTGTTATTTTTTGTGACTCTAGGTGTCTTACGTGGCTCAGGTTTAGCAATAGGATCATTGGTATAACTACGAAATGAACCATTCACCGTAGTGTCTTCTGATGGATTTATAGGTCTACCAACTATAAACTGCTCATCAGAAAAGCCGGGAAGATTTCCATCAAAAATATGAAAATCCTCTTTCTGCTCTGATTGCATATTGGAATTGCGCATTTGGCCAAAAACTTTACGTCCTTTTTCAGACACAATATCAACACCATTAGAAAGTTCTAAAGAAGTGATAAAATTTCTTCTACCATCTGGAGCCAAAGAACATTGATGCGACACCCCTTCTATGTGGTAGACAACCCCATCAAGCTCTAAATTATCACCAACAGCTATAGGCTCAACCACACCATAAGATGTTATGGAGCCATTCAATTTTAATTGACCACCTATTAAAGCATCAGCTAAAAGCTTTGCCCATGTAGATGAAAAAAATCCTCGTTTGTCTGTAGCCACTGAATCGAAATTTGATGTTATAATATAGGGTTTTAACCCTGATCTTCTAATATCGAGCTGATCTAATTGATAATTTTTTGCAGCAATTTGCTGTGATATGTAACCAGCATTACTTTGTTGAGACGCACCCGGAATAACACCAAACACTTGAACAAAATTAATTCTGGCTGCTTCATCTCTACCTATATTGATATCAAGAAGAAGATCAGGAGAAACCTTCCACCTTGGAAGATTTAAAAACTTTGTCGAAACACCTTGATATTTTTCGGAAGAAAAAGGCATCTGCCTAAAAACTACTGTGGGCATCACAGAGCCATTAGGCGCTACACGCAAGGTTGTAAAAAGCTCATTTATCGGAGAATTGGTGTACTGGTTAAGTATTGACCAAACAGCCACCTGATTCCAATATTCTGGCTTTAACAAAACTTCACCTTGGCATTGTTTATCTGTCATATAGAATCTATTTGACACTGAAGTAATTCGCGGATTCATACCAGTGCCTACTGTTTGTTTTGATGAAGTAGAAGTGTAAGTTTGTATACCAAATAGGTAATTATAGATATCTTTTGCAGACTCAGCTTTGGGTAATCCTAACAGTAGCCCCACTGCTTTAGGAATATAAAAGTGTACATTTTGTGTAAGTTTTAAATTTTCTTTCTTTGTATTTATCTCTGTGTCAAGGCCAGTCCCTATTGTAGATTCTATTATTAGTCTAAGTATGTCCTGAACGTTTGGAGGCCCTTTAGGAGTTCCTTTTTTACTTAAATACTGTTCCCAAACTTCACTAATTCTAGTTACAAACAAAAATTGATTGCTTGCTTCGTTTTGCGATAAAAGAAAAGGGTTAAAATAAATAGTATTATTGAACTCCGTAAACCCAAACCCAGAAACCTGAAACATAACTCTTTTTGTACCAGTTGCTGGATCTATAGCTAGAACTCTTCTCACAGATTGAACTTTAAATAATCCCTTAAAACCATCTAAAAAAGAATTTATAGGCCTAGAACTCCTTGCATTGTCTGCTACTCTTTTGGCATCTTTGGGGAAATTTAACATATTGACAAAAACAAAATCACCGGGAGCAACTGCTGTAAGATAATTCACATCGCCTGCATAAAGCATGGCCTGCATACTAGGCGTATGACTAGACTTTGAATAAGAAACAGAAACAGATGCGCAATCGCTCTCAACCACCAAGGGTTTTCTTGTCGCCAAAAACTGCTGCTTCTGTTTTGCACTCATGCCATCTTCTGAAAGGTTAAGATGCCTATTTTCCCAACGAACAAAAGTCAAAACCCAATGTGGGGCAACAGAATGAATCCCATCAGCTCCATTAGCAAGTATGGAATAAGTGTATGCCTTACTCACTTACTGGCGCTCCCTTTGGTTGTAATAAATCTCTTCCCTGAGGCGCTACACCAATCTTAGAATAAAGATCAGCCAAAGCTTTTGCAGCATTTTTTAGACCCTCCATATCATCCTTGTTGATATTTTTAAGAGCTGCTGCTGCCTCTACTATATTTTCTGAAAATGTAGCAAGTTTACGGCTTGCATCATCAAAAGATGATTTAAAAGTTTCCATAGTTGAAAGAAAAGCTCTATCTCCTGCGGCCTGTCCTGCAATGGCTAAATCCGCTGAAGTTTTAGGCCCTGCTTCCATTTTCTGGATAGCCTGTATTTCCTGATCGATGGAGGCGCCTGTTTTGCCAAATACATTTCCTTGGACAAACTGCTCTAAAGCCGCAGGGGTCAACTTGCTCACTGCGTTAACATCATATGCCATTCCTGCTATGTACTTACTGAACGCAATTTTATATTCTGGAGTATTTTCTTTACCCTCAGCCTTCAAACGCCGTAATTTCTCTGCCTCGACGTCTGTAGAAGCACGTGTAGCTAGTGCTCCTCTTTTCATCTTTATTGACCTTTCTACGAATTCTTCCGTAGAAAGACCAGCAGTAGCTGCCAATCCTTCAACAAGAGCGCCCCCTGCTCTTAACTGTTCCTCTGTCATTCCTAAAATGATATTTCTTTGGTCAATATTTAATTTTCTTAAGTTCTCATCTCTGTTTAAAGCTGCGGCTTGAATAGCACCTCGTGCACCACTCATTTCTCCAGATAACATCTGAGTAAGGTCATAAGCAGACTTAGCTCCTTGTATCTGGTACATATTGGTCTGCCCCTTATCTAAAAATCGGGCAAAATTTTCTATCACACCTCTTTGATTTGAGTCAATAGCACCTGATCTAGATATGATCTCTGTAGAAATGTCTACAAATCTTCTTTGCTCAGCAGCAAACTGAGAATCATCAAGACCAATAGAAACTGCTTCGGCAAGCACTTTAATCATTGAAGCACTGGCCTCATTTGCCCCAGATGTCAAACCAGCAATCCTACCCATTGCTGTTGCAGCGTTAGTAAGATTATAATTCCTTTCAAGGAGGTTTACCATTGTAGCATTTTCTCTAGCCGCTTTTGTTGAGCCACCAGCACTTAAAATATTAGACATGGCCTGTCTGGTCATATTAATTGTAAATCCAGCATTGGTTCCAGAACGCAGTGCAGAGTAAAGTTGCTGGTCATCCATACCTGTCATTCGCTGGACTGATAAATTGGGCATAAGCTCTTGTTGATATCTTTCAAAGGTGGCCCTTCTTACAGGATCTAAGTTTCTCATGGCTTCTAGATTTTGCTGATAAGCCGCAGTCCTTTGATTTGCAATATCTGCTTCATATTTTCCACTGATTCTATCTATTACTTCCTTTGTCAAATATCCACTACTCAAAAAAGCAGTTCCAGCTGCTATCATAGGAACACCAGCAGTTGACCCAACACCAGTGGCAGAAAGCAATGCTCCACCTACTATACCAAGTACAGCACCGCCTAACTTAATCAAGTCGTTTCTTTTGGTCTTTCTAACCTCTTCTTCTGCAGCCCTTAATGCCTCACTGTTCTCAGCTGCATATATAATTTGCTCAAGACCTCTACCTTGCAGAACATTAGCGCCCCCTTGACCCAGATTAGCCCTTGCAGAGCCCTGAGCTGCTAGTATTTGTCTATCTGCTAAATTAAAAGACTGAAGAGTTTGTCCGGTAAAAGCTAACCCTCCAGCAAGGGCACTAAGGCCAACACCTACGCCCCCAATTCCCATACTCATAATACCACGACCAAAACCGACTGCTCCAGCCTGAAGCTGACCTAGTAAACCAGCCCCACCAACTCCAGCACCTCGGTAAGCAGCCATACCTCTTGCAAGAGCACCTTCTACTCCACCAACCCCATTAAAACCCGGACGCTGCCTATCCTGTAAAGCTTTCATTACGGCCTCTTCAGAGGCGCGCATTTTTTCACGATTAGTAGCTATTTGCCTATCAATCTCTGCCGTATCTTTAGCAACCCTTAAAAGCTCTTTTCTTTGTTCCAACTGTTTGGCAATTGTTTTCCCAAGATTTTCTTGTTGTTTGACCTGTTCACGAATAAATTGGTCCAGTTCTCGTCGAATTCGTCTTTCTTCCTGCTCTACCCTTATCTTATCGCCATAAGTTGGGGCAGCACCCAGACCAGCTTTATAAACAGACTGTTTTACCTCAAACTGAGCCCTAGAACGATCTGCGGTCTGATAGATCGATTGGAGTTTTCTCTGTAACTCCGCAAACGATTTATCAAATTCTTTCGTGTCAATCTGAGCACTAAAACGCAGTTCTTTACGCATTTATAGCCTACTTAGCCTCTTTAGAATATATTAATTTAATATAAAGATTGTCCTCACCTACTTAAACTTAATATATCACCTTGACAGGGTCTATTTTTTCTGAAATAATAGGTCTAGTAAAGGGAGAATATTAAAGTGTTACAGCAAAAATCATACAACAAAAACGATTATAGGCCAACTGAGGACGCTATGTCTGTAAAATTAACGCAGGAAAAGCTTAAAGGCGAGATTGAGCATAAAAAAATCTGTATTGCTCTCACAGAGAAAGTAATCAAAAATCCCTCAAGTGATATTGTATTGCAAATAATGACAGAGCAAGCCATTAGGCTAAAAGAAGAGCTATCCAAGCTTGAGAAGCAATTGGCTAGTATTCTTGTACCATTAGAAAAAAAGAAAGTAAGAAAAATTAAGAAAAAACAAGTAGTTAGAAAACAACAAAAAGGAAAGGGGGTTGGGTAAATGACCAATTTTCCATATGAATTTGATGTAGTTTGGCCTGATGGACGTAGAAGGCATCGCCCTAAGGACAGTGAGCGATTTACATATGGCGGCAGAACATATACGTGGGATAATGAAATAGAACGCTGGGTAGATGAAAGAGGGGAAATAGCTAAGTTTGGTGGTCAGGATGACAAGCACCAATATATATATGGATACGCTGGCTATGTGGACGATTCTTCACATAACCAAGAACCTAAGAAGGTCGTAATAGAAAAAACAGAGGGAGAGAAGCTAAGAGATTTCTTTTTCCCCAAAAACACCCAAGGTTGCGAGTGTGGTACATGGGTGACTGGCTCTTCCAGACACAGTCAGAATTGCAAACTTTATAGAGACGACCAGTAAAGCAAACTGCTATTAATTATCATTTTTTGTGCTGGAATATCTATAATGCTTAGAAAAGCATGGATAATCACTAGGTTTAATAACCTAAAGGAAGTAAGTGTAAAAGTGCGAAGATTAAACTCCAAAGTTTAGACTCATCGTTTTTACACAAAAGCTTTGTGTATTTGATATATATCTTATAGAGCAAAAAATTAAAACTTAATAAGGTTGTTGATATGGCAATGGATAGTCTTGTTTTAACAGGAATGGTGACTTTATTGTGTGGGAAAATCTCCAATCATGCCAACATAAAGCAGGCGTGTTCGTCTGGTATAGAAGCAGGTGCTAGACAAAGCGGCATATATGAGAACATAAAAAAAGAAGAGCAAAGAATAACAAAGAGCGCAGAAGATAAGATCAGAGAATATATGGGGACAACAACAATAGAAGTTTTCAGTACAACCATTCTTATGGGCAGACTTATCTTGGGATACAATACCTCATTAAGGCTTGGGAAAGGGCCGCTAAACAGTCAGATAATTACCGAAACAGACACAAAACAATATTTTATAAAAATCGGATGGGATCTATGACGCAATACTTTTACGAAGATAAGATAAATCGAAGATTCGTTTGGGAAAAGCATTTGGATTTTAAAGAAAATGGTGGATATTTTCTGATAATAGAATATGAACCTAAAAACTTGTTTTGGAAAATCCTGCACAAGATAGGACTGATCCGCGCAAATGTTCCAATAGCAGAAATTGAGCAAACTCCTATGAACTGGGAATATGTGGATGTTCGTTTTGCCAAGTCGAATTTAAAAGCATCTGGTATATTTTTAACACATCAAGGTGTTAAGATGTTTCGGATGACTATAGCAAATGAGACAGCAAAGAAGTATAACGTTAAAGTATATTGCGAAAGACTGTATAGCTAGTCCGTTCCGTCATATAATCACTTGTTTAGTGCCCTAGATAAGCCCCTCTAGGGTTTTTGTTGACATAATACTTTATTTAAAGTATATTATTTGTATGATTGAATTTTTATTAAATAATCATATATCAATTATTTTAGGTATAGTCATACTATACAATATAGTTACTTTTAAAAAAGAGTATTTTCCTAGTAAGCCACGTTATTATGAAGAGTTATTAAACGTTTATTTGGAGTACCAAAATTATTTACGCTATGAAACAAACACTCGCAAACATCTTCCAAACAATAAACTCAACAAATTCCGTTTCTAAGAAAGAAGCGATTTTGAGGGAGCATAAAGATAACGAACAGCTAAAAAAGCTGTTAGTTTTTGCTTTAAGTCCTTATAAGTTATTTCAATTTAATAAAATGCCTTTGTCAGGTGGAGGGTTGACAAACTATGAGACCGCAAATATGATTGGAGTTTCCATTATGGCACGACAACGCTGGGAGGAGGCTGCGCAATGCTGATCGCGCACCGTATAGCACTTAATCCAAATAATGCCCAAGTGACTTACTTTAAGAAAGCCTGCGGTGTAGCTAGATTTGCCTACAACTGGGCTCTGGTAGAGTGGAATCGGCAGTACGAGGCATGGAAAGCCGATCCTTCATTACCCAAGCCATCGGAATTTGCGTTAAGCCGCCAGTTAAACGCCATTAAACGACAGCAGTTTCCTTGGATGTTAGAGGTGGCTAAGTGCGCACCGCAGAAAGCAATTGCCAATTTGGGACAAGCATTCAAGAATTTTTGGGCAGGACGAGCTAAGTACCCTAAGTTAAGAAAAAAGGGGAGGAATGATAGATTTACGCT